TGATTTTACAACAACAGGATTGGGTGGCAACAGCATTGTAGCACAAGGTTCATTCCTAGCAACCACACAATTCTCACCAATTGGTATAGTTGAAATTGTTCCTAATGCTAACGTATTCGCAGACGCACAAATAGAAATTACAGGTGGTTATACTGTATTCAGTGGCAGTCTAACACTAGGAAGCCAAGGTGAACTAGGAATAACATTTGATAGTGGTACAAGTGCTGGTGTCATAATAGATAATTCTAGCAGTATATCAAGTGAATTTGCTTTATCTGAAACAGTAGAAAATGTTCTAGATGGTGCTAACAGTTTTGCCAGTGACTTTGTCCTAACAGAAACATCAGGTTACTTACACGCAGGCGAAGGTCTATTAGTAAGTGACGCAACATGGACACCAACACTACCAAGCATTATTGAAGCAAATCAAATGTTTGGTGAAAGCACATTTGATGTAAATTTTGATACAAATGTTACATACAATGGTTTAGCAAACTTACAAGCACAGTTTATAACTGAACCAGAAGCATTGAGAATTCCAGTTCCTGAACCTTATAGAACGTATACGGTTAAAACAGAGACTAGAACTAACACAATTGAACAAGAAACAAGGGTTTTTGATGTTAAATCAGAAACACGAATAAATAACATAACAACAGAATCACGTGTCTATCTTGTGCCTAGTGAAACAAGAACACTAGAAGTGTTACCAGATTTGACTATAAGACGCATAGCAGGTAGACGTGTAGGGGAGAGAGTATAATGCCATCAACAACAGGTTATAAAACAGATCAAGTTGGTGCTTACATTGTTAAGGATCCAGCCTCTGTTCTAGATTACACACTAGATTGGACTGATTGGCTGAAAACAGGCGATACTGTAACAGCAAACACTGTAACAGTTGAAACCATTTCAGGCGATGCGTCACCTTTGGCATTGGATTCAAGTTCTTTCACAACAACAACTACCACAGCATATCTTTCAGGTGGTACGGCAGGAAACATCTACAATGTAAGTTACACTATCACAACTGATGACGGTTTAACAGACAGTAGAAACTTTAGAATAAAGGTATTGGAGAGACAATTATAATGAGCACTGGGGAAAACAATAAAAAGCCAACACCAAAAAAATACAAGACAATTGATAGAGACCTTGTATTCAAATTGGCGGCTATTCAATGTACCCAGGAAGAAATAGCAGAAGTCGTAGGCACTACTCCAAACACGTTATCAAGACGTTTTGGTGATTTAATTGAAAAAGGCAAACAAGCAGGCAGAAAAAGTTTAAGAAGGGCACAATGGGACAAGGCATTAAATGGAGACACAAGACTGCTTATTTTCCTTGGGAAGAATTATCTATCACAAAAAGATCAAATTGATGAAAACAAAGGCAATGATCCATTGCCGTGGGAAGATTAATGCCATTAAGTAACGCACAGGAAAAGATAGCCAATAGTGAGGCCCGTTTTAGGGTTGCTATCACTGGGCGACGTTTTGGCAAAACAACGGTGGCTGTTCGTGAACTAGCGAAAGCGGCCGCAACAAATCCAGGAACCAAAAATTGGATAGTGGCTCCAAGTTACCGTCAAGGTAAGGAGATTATTTGGAGTCAACTAGCAGGTAAACTAAAAGACCTTAACTGGATTGAAAAGAAAAACGAAGCGGAACTTAAACTGTATCTACGCAATGGTTCAGAAATAGCAATCAAAGGCGCTGATAACCCAGATTCACTTCGTGGTTCAAAATTAGGTTTTCTAGTCATGGACGAGTTCCAGGACATTGATCCCAAGGCATGGTATGAAGTGTTAAGACCAACACTGTCTGATAGTGGGGGTAGGGCATTGTTTACTGGCACTCCGCGTGGTTTGGGATCATTTTCTTATGACTTGTTCACCACAGCCAAGGACACAGAAGGTTGGGAAGCATTTCAATTTACAACAATTGAAGGTGGTTGGATTCCAGAAGACGAAGTAGAACAAGCAAGACGTGACATGGATGACAGAACATTCCAGCAGGAGTATGAAGCAACATTTACAACATATTCAGGATCAGTGTTTTACAATTTTGACAGGGATGAGAATGTAAAACAGTGTGCTGGAGATTTTGATACAAGTCAAATCTATATTGGACAAGACTTCAACGTGGACAATATGGCAAGTGCTATCTTTGTGATGCCAAATGCCACAGATATGTATTTTATTGATGAAATCAAAATGAAAGGCTCATCTACAGATGATGTTGTTATGGAAATAAAAAATAGATATCCTAATTCAAGGGTAACTGTATTTCCTGATCCTGCTTGTAAAGCCAGGAAGACATCAGCGGGTGGTAGAACAGATTTAAGTATATTACAAAATGCTGGATTTGATGTTAAGATGAGAAATGCCCACCCTGCCATAAGAGATAGAGTCAATTCAACTAACGCAAAACTAAAATCAGCAAACGGAACGAGAACACTATTTGTGGATCCAAAATGTAAAGAGGTTATTAAAAGCCTTGAACGTTTGGTATACAAAGAAGGAACTAATGTACCTGACAAAGATTCAGGGTTTGATCACATGGCGGACGCACTAGGTTACGCTGTGGAATATCTGTTCCCAATCAAGAAAGAATACTCCGCTCAACAACCTACAAGATGGGGATTTGGCGGAACAACAGGAGGGATGAGATAAGATGCCAAGAGTAAGAGACTTGATGATACCAGGCTCTACGGTGGTTTCCACAGACTATGTGTTAGACAGCCACCCAGCCTATAGAACATACATCGCAAGATGGGAATTTTTAAGTGATAGTTACATAGGAGGCTATGACTATTATAGAGGTAAACACCTAGAACCTTTCTACTATGAAAGCACAGGTGATTATGAAAAACGATTAAGAATGGTGGCATTGGACAACCATGTGAAATCAATTGTTGGCATCTACAATTCATTTTTATACAGACGTCCAATCTATCGTAATTGGGGCAACATTAAAGATGATCCTAGCCTTGAAGCCTTCCTAAAGGATGCGGATCTAGATGGTAGAAGTTATGAAGCATTTTTGAGAGATGTTTCAACCTACGCAATGGTATATGGACACACTTGGGTTATTGTAGATAAACCAAATGTCCTTACGCAAACAAGAGCAGATGAATTGGCACAAGAGATTCGTCCTTATGTCAGCATCTTTACACCAGAAAACGTATTGGATTGGGAATACAAAAGACAACTGAATGGATTATACACATTGAGTTATCTAAAAGTAAGAGAAGAAATTGTAGGAACCAAACAGTACATTAGAGAATATACTCCTGAAACGATAAGTGTCTATGAAGTAAGTGAAGACGATCCAAACAACGCAAACCTTATTTCAGAAGTTCCAAATGAACTAGGCAAAATTCCAGCAACCTGTGTGTATGCTGAACGTTCAAACATCAGGGGGGTAGGTATCTCTGCCGTAGGCGATATCGCGGACATACAGCGAAGCATATATGAGGAACACAGTGAAATTATTGAGTTAACGAAACTGACCAACCATCCAAGTTTGGTTAAAACTGCCTCAACAGAAGCAAGTGCTGGCGCTGGTGCTATCATACAAATTCCAGACGATATTACGGATGCCACAAAGCCTTATCTATTACAACCTAATGGACAGAACATAGCAAGTCTATTAGACTCAATTAGACACAAGATTGAAAGTGTTGATAGAGCCGCGGCATTGGGTGGCATAAGAAGCGTAGAATCAAGAAGATTATCAGGCATTGGATTACAAACAGAATTCCAATTATTATCAGCAAAATTAAGTTCATTTGCGGCATCAATGGAGTTGGCAGAAGAACAAATTATGAGATGTTGGTGTATGTATCAAGACACTGTATGGGATGGTGAAATTGAATATCCACGTTCATTCTCAATACAAGACAAAGCCAACGACATCGCTATGTTGAAACTGGCAAAAGAGTCACAACCAACTGACCCTGTGCTGTTAAGAGAAATTGACAAGCGTATGCTAGAGACTATCGTAGATAATCCAGAAGAACTAGAAGAATTAACACGGAGCGAGGATGTGTCAGAAGAAATGGAACATCCTGTAACAACAGAGGCAAATAGGGAAGCACATATCAGAGAAATGATTATGGAAGGTTATACTGATCAAGATAT